CCAAGGGCGCACCGACTGCGGCTGCATTCAAGGCATCAGCAAAGACGGCCAAGAAGAAATGAAGACCCCGGCTTGGCAGCGTAAGGAAGGCAAGTCACCCAGCGGCGGCTTAAACGCCAAAGGCCGCGCGTCTGCCAAGGCCGAGGGAATGAACCTGAAGGCCCCGGTAAAGGCGGGCGACAACCCGCGCCGGGCGTCCTTCTTGGCTCGGATGGGCGGTATGCCCGGCCCCGAGCGTGACGAGGATGGAAAACCCACGCGACTTCTGCTATCACTCAACGCATGGGGCGCAAGCAGCAAGGCAGACGCTAAGGCAAAAGCCAAGGCCATTTCGGCCCGCAACGAGGCGAAGAAGAAATGACCATCACGACCTATGCCACGCTAAAGACAGCCGTCGCGGACTTTCTGAACCGCGACGATCTCACGTCTGTCATTCCCACGTTTATCACGCTGGCCGAGGCTGACATGCAGCGCAAGCTGCGTCACTGGCGTATGGAGCAGCGCGCGACCGCCCAGCTTGACACGCAATTCAGCGCCATCCCGGCTGATTGGGTGGAGACAATCCGCTTCTACCTGACCACCGGCGAAACCTCGCGGCTCGAACTCATCAGCCAAGCTGAGATGATCGACCGCAAGCAGGCCGACAGCAACGTCACTGGCCGCCCGTATTACTACGCGATGACCGGGGCGCAGTTTGAACTGTACCCAGTGCCGGATGGCCTTTATACGGGCGAACTGCTATACTTCGGCAAGATACCTGCGCTGTCGGACTCGGCCACGACCAACTGGCTCTTGACCAACGCGCCGGATGCCTACCTCTACGGGGCGCTGATCCACTCGGCACCATACCTGAAGGACGACGCCCGCATTCAAATCTGGGCAGCCCTGTATCAATCCGCGATTGATAGCCTGAACGACTCTTCCAACGACGCGCGGCACAGCGGAACCGGCCTGCGTATGAAAATCAGGAGCTTCTGATGTCACTGACAAACGATTTCGAAACCAGCGTCCTGACGTGGCTCCTGACGGCATCCTCGCCGTCTCCGGCACGTCCGAGTGCTTGGTATCTTGGCCTGTTCACCGCTGCACCGGGTGAAAGCGGCGGCGGCACCGAGGTGTCCGGCAACGGCTACACCCGCGAGGCCGTCACGTTCACCGTGAGCGGCAACAACGCTTCAAACGATGCAGCCATCGAATTCCCGACTGCAACGGGAAGCTGGGGCACGATCACGCACGCAGCGGTGTTCGACGCTTCAACCTCGGGCAACATGATCGCCTACGCCTCGCTGACCGCCTCGAAGGTGATTGACACCGGGGACGTTCTGCGTGTGCCGACAGGCGATCTTGACATCAACCTCGACTGAGGCTGAGTAGGTGGCGGCCTACCGTACAGGATTTGGTACAGGCGCATACGGCGTAAAGGCGTATGGGCTTGACGGCGAGGTGAAAGACGCCTCGGCAGCGACTTCGGTCGCTGTTGCCGTTTCTGTGCTGGCGGGCAAGCGTCTGGACGCATCCGCAACCATCACTATCACATCTACGACAACGGTTTCGGCGCAGCGTGCGCGTGATGCCAGCGCGACTGCTTCCGTCACCTCATCAGTATCTGCTGATGCGGATCGCGTGCGGGATGCCTCCGCCTCTGCTGCGTGTGCAGCATCCGTTTCTGCGGATGCACAACGGCTGCGTGAGGTTGATGCGCCGATCTCGGCGGCCACCACGGTTTCGCTTGATGCCTACCGGGCGCGCAATGTTTCGGCGGCTGTTTCTGCGGCTTTGACCACGTCCGTCTCGACGGTGGCGCTGGTAAATGTGTCGGTCACATCGGAGTGTGCTGTTTCCGTTGAAGCGTCTTTGCAGCGCGTGCGCTTGGGTAGTGCGCTTTCTGCAATTTCGTGTATAGTGTCGGCATCCTTCATCAAGAAGTGGGAACCCGGTCAGGATACGGCAGAGACATGGACGCCGCAATCTGATACGAATGAGGCTTGGACGCCTGTCTCCGACACGGCGGAAACTTGGACAGAAGCGGCATAAGGGCGGAGAATATGGCGGACTCAACAACGACGAACTATGCCTTTGTGCTGCCCGAGGTGGGCGCATCCGAGGACACTTGGGGCACCAAACTCAACCAAAACTGGACCGATCTTGATACGGACCTGAAGGCTTTGAGCGATGCGGCTGTCACGCTGACCGGCACGCAGACCCTGACCAACAAGACGCTGACCAGCCCAGCAATTACAACTCCGACGCTGACCGATCCGGCCATCACTGGCACGATCCTCGAAGACATCTTCACGATCACGGACGGAGCGGCCTTTGAGATCGACCCCGGCAATGGCTCCATCCAGCTTATCACGCTGGGCGCGAGCCGCACTCCGAAAGCCACCAATATGGCGGCTGGCGAGGCTGTTACGCTGATGGTTGACGACGGCACGGCCTACACGCTGACGTGGACGGACGCGACTTTCGGAGGCTCTGGCGTTGTGTGGAAAACTGACGGCGGCGTTGCGCCAACCCTGAACACGACGGGCTACACGGTCATCGTGCTTTGGAAGGTCAGCACTCAGGTTTACGGCGCTCGCGTAGGAGACGCATAATGCTTAACCGTAAACTGCAATCGGCCTCTTCTGGTATATCGTTTGCTGATGGCGCTTGGGATTTGTCGTATGCCTACTACGACGACCCAAAAGCGTGGGATTTGTCTACGGCGGAAGGCACCGAAAGTCTCTTAATATCTGGAAAAGAAACGCTTCCGACTGGGATATTTTTTAAGCCAGACGGAACTCAGATGTATATTATTGGCACAAACAGTGACGCTGTGCATCAATATAGTGTAGGCAATCCTTGGAGAATGGACAACAACGTAGGATTTGTCCGCAGCTTTAGTGTGGCCGCGCAGGAAATACTGCCTCAAAGTGTTTTCTTCAAGCCTGATGGTACTAAAATGTACATTCTTGGTGACACTGGGAATGACGTGAATGAGTACTCTTTAAGCACTGCTTGGAACATCTCTACGGCTTCGTATGTGCAAGTGTTCAGCGTAGCAGGACAGGATACGACCCCTACTGGCCTTTATTTTAAGCCCGACGGAACCAAAATGTATGTCGTCGGTTCCAGCAGCGACAGCGTTAACGAATACAATCTAAGCACTGCTTGGAACATCTCTACGGCGTCTTATGTCCAGAACTTTAGTGTTGCTGCCCAAGACACTGTGCCTACTTCTGTGTTCTTTAAGCCTGACGGCACTAAGATGTATATTTCTGGGGACACTAACAACAATTACTATGAGTACTCGTTAAGCGCGGCTTGGGATGTTTCTACGGCTTCCTATGTACTTAGCATCCCATCGCAAAACACATCACCGCAAGGTCTTTTTTTCCGTGCAGACGGGGCTAACTTTTACAACATAGACGCGCAAGGCGACAGGGTGTATCAATCTGCTCTTGGCGGTTTTAGTGTCGCAGCTCAGGACAGCAACCCATACGGCTTGTTCTTTAAGCCTGACGGGACCAAAATGTACATTGCTGGGGACGATGGGAACGACATCAACGAATACAGTCTAAGCACGGCTTGGGACACATCGACAGCGACGTTTGTGCGGGCAAAAGTTATAGGTGACACGTCGCCCAGAAACCTGTTCTTCAAGCCTGACGGAACGGTAATGCTTGTCGTCGGCAATACATCAGACGCTGTTTACATCTACTCGTTAAGCACCGCTTGGGACATTTCTACGGCCTCTTTGACTGCTACACGCAGCATTTCCGCCCAAGAAATTACCCCAACTGGTATCTTCGTCAAGCCTGACGGCGCTACGCTGTACATCTGCGGGGAAGCCGGTGACGACGTAAATCAGTACTCCATGAGTCCTGCTTGGACAGGAACGCTCACATTTGTGCAATCGAAGGGTGTAGAAAGCCAACCGTCCGGCATTTTTTTCCGTCCAGATGGCAAGCGCATGTACATTACGCGTAACTTTGGAAACGACGACGAAGTGCTTGAGTATCACTTGAGTGCGCCTTGGGACATTTCTTCCACTGGATCATACAGCCAAGAGTTTTATCTTGGAAACCAAGGGCCAATTATTAATGGTCTTTCTTTCAGTGACGACGGGACAAAAATGTTTATTTTGTCTATTGGCCCTAACGTTGTGGTCACCTACACTCTTGCCCCGCAACCATAACGAACAGATCGGAGACCTACAATGTTCGTCAAAGTAACCAACGGCCAGATCGACCAATACCCTTACACGGTCGGAGACTTGCGCCGTGACAACCCAAACACCAGCTTCCCAAAGGTTATTCCTGACGGAGTTCTGGCAGACTTCGG